AGTGATAGTGATAGTGATAGTGATAATCAATCTTTCACAAGAGTTGAATCTGATAAGAATGAAATAGATACTATTATAAAAGAAGTGACTGATTATTTATTATATATATCTGATCAAGAAAATAATAAATCTTTAGAAGAAAAATATGGAAATAAATTTAATGTGATAAAGTTTTTATTTAGTGAAGGTTATTTTGATAAATTGGAATTAAACAGCTCTATTATTGACTCATATGATGTATATAACGTTATGTGCGACTATGCAAATAAAAAACATATACCTGATGAAATAAGTGTATTATATAAAGATGAATTTGCTTTATTTGATAAATTAAAATAATTACTTGTTAAAAACAATACTCTTCTTTGCAAAAATAGATGTATTCTTTGGTGGAGCTGTAATAACAGTTGTTTGTACTTGTTGTTGTACAGGTTTCACTGTTTGAACTTGTGTTGGTTGTGATTCCTTACTAATCAATGTTCGCAACATATCACAGAACTTTGATGATTCAGAATTCTTTTTCTTGATAAGATTAATTGCACGTAGAACATTATCATATGATGTATTCTTTTCTCTAATTTTTGTAACTTCCTCCATTGCATGATCATATTGCTTCTTTTGATCAAGAAGACGATTTGCAATCTTTTCTTGTTGTCGATCATCATCTTTAGCAATAGCAATACGAAGTTGTGTTTGTGTTGCATCAATTTCAGCACGTAGCTTTGAAATATTATATTTCTTAGTATTGCGTGAATAATACACTTCTGCCTTTTTAAGTGTAACTGCAATATATCCATACACTGGAAGAAAATATTCTTGTGTAATCAAATCACTTACATTAATATTCTTCTTACCAGGTTGTGAACTTACAGGATAATCCTTAAAACGAGAATAATCATCCTTTAGTAGATTGTAAATAGTGTTACACAAACGTGTACGTGCTTCATGTTTTCGCATTCCGCCTGTACGCTGTGCTTGTGCTTGTTCTGGTGCTTGTTCATCTTCACTCTCATAACTTTCTTGTTGTGGTTCTTGGGTTGGTGGTTCAATAACAGAATCATCTTCCCAAGACAAATATACGACTGGCTTAAGATTCGCAATAGCCTTCCTTTGGGCAATAATATTTTCATCATCTGACCACGTATCTTCCTCCCATGAATCATGAACAATAACAGCCATATCTGTAAATATGTATAATATAACATTAATTTATTATATATAGACTATTATTTATTTCAATTTTTATTTGATGTGATTTTTACACCATCGAATGAAAATTCAGGCAAAAAATACTGTATCAATTTTTATCTTTATTAATTTAACAGTAAATATATAATATATATTAGATGTCACTTAATTTAGATTTAATACCAAAAGAAGAAAAACAACGTATTGAGGAATTAAATAAAATATTAAGATATTATCATGAGAATGATGTACCAAATGAAATAATAAAAAGAATTAATAAAAAATTTAAAACAACTAAATATAATTCATTTATACGAACTGAAGAATTAGAAAAAGGTATGATGATACGTGCAGTTGATTTAGATATTACAAAAATATCAACTATGGGTATTGTAACTAGATTTATAAAAACTACAAATAAAGAACGTGGTAATATATTGTTATATAATCCATATAATAATACAGAAGGTACTAAATTTTGGAAAATTAATCCTGAACGATTTTATTTGTTTCATATTGAAAAAAATACATATATAAATGATCAAATGAAATCTTTAATTAATGAATATAAAAATTTTACCAATAGTAAATTAATTAACCAATAGTAAATTAATAATAACTAATGATAAAAAAGAAATCAAATATAAAGTATGTTAATACAATAACACCAATTACAGAAATACAAGATATAACAGATACACCAACTGATGATGTTATAAAAAAATACATTAAACAACAAGAAAATACTAATTCAAAAGATATTTTAATAGAAAAAGAACAGAATATATTAAAGAATAAAGAAAAAAAAGAACAATATAAAAGACCAGCTATGACATATACAGATAAATTATCAAAAATACAAATTGGGGATTATCTTATTGATTATGAAAAGATAAAAGATGTAAAAGAATTAAACGATGTTCAACCAGGTACACATATACGCTACTTTGAAATGAAAAATGGTGAATTAAAGTTTAGAACAGGAGGTACATTAACAGTAAAAACAGGATTACCTGATTATATAATTTTGGCAAATGGAAATATATCATGGTCAGTACAAGTAAAACCATGTATATTTTATAAAAGAATAACTATAAAACAAATAAAAGAAGAGTATGAAGGATTAATATTAGAAAAAAATAGTCAATTGATTGGATTACATAAAATTATAAAAGAACAATCTACAACAATAAAAGATCTTAAAGAAACTATTAAAAAATTAAAAAACAGTTAACCATTTGTCATTATTTACTATATAATGTCACATAATTCATCTAATAGTTCAGTAAGTGATAATGAATATGATGATTCTATTGATTGGTGTGGTAGAATTATTAATAATAGATATATTATCTTAAATAAATTAGGGAAAGGTTCGTATTGTACTGTATGGAATGTATATGATATTGATACTAAAATATTATATGCCTTAAAAATATATAATGAAGAAGATACAGATGATGCATTACATGAAATAAGTGTTATGAATGAAATAAAAAAATTAAATATACCAAATGTTCTACTATTTAAATCATCATTTGAATATATTGATAAAGATAGTGATGATACATATATTATGCAATTATATGATTTGTGTGGATATTCATTATATTATATTATTAAATTATTGCGTGATGATTTTACAACTGATATGAATCTATATACTAATTATGTTAATTTTGTATACAATATTGTTTCAAAGTTAATGTTATCATTAACTAAATTAAACGAATGTGGATATGCACATACTGATATTAAACCTGAGAATATTTTAATTAATATACCAACTCTAGAAAGCATGTTAATCAGTGAATATATGCATAAAACACATCTTAAAAAAATAGATATTAAAAAGAATACAAAATCAAAAATAAATATAATAGAATCATTAAGAAATGATACTATTGATTTTATAAAAAAATTAAATATTAGTAATCAAGATATAAAAAACTATTTAAATAATTTTAATTTTTCAATAAAAATAGCAGATTTTGGGACATCAATGAGACACGGAGATCCTACAATATATAAAAAACATACTCAATATTACAAATCACCAAAAATTATTTTAAAATACGGTTTAGATAATACATATGATTTTTGGTCATTGGGATGTACTATATATGAATTATTAACAGGAAAAATACTATTTGATGTTTCAGATTATGACTTAGAAGAACAATATGGTGATATAGAAGATAGAAATTTAATGTATTTAATTTGTTGTACACTAGGATTACCTGATAATAATATAATAAATAAATCACCAGTTAAAGATTTATATTTTACACATGATAATAAGTGTATTCGTGGCTATACAATATATAAAAAACAATTATTCATAAACGATGTATTAGATTTTAAAAAATACATAAAAAGTGAAGAGTCGCTAAACAAATTTTTTTTCTTGATAAATAAACTCACCACCTACGTACGGCATAATACATAGGAGATGTCCAAGTTGTATCATTGACATTATACGGGATTCGTCCCATAGTTCTGTCATTTGACGAATAACTAGATGAAGTAGGAGATGAAAAACAATTGTTCGATGACATAGCAGACAACATCATGTATGTATCCATAGATGATGAACCGTTATTTCTACATTCATAACCAGCCATAATGCTGTTATATTCGGCATCAATCATACTAGCAAAACTCATCTTCAGAGAGTAATAATGATAAGAACGATATATGTTTTTTCTATGGGTTTATTAGATATTCTATTTTTTCAATTTTTTATTATATAATAAGTATGGTATCTTTATGACAAAGTAATTTAGTATATTTGATTTTTGCTATATAAAACCGCATCAAGTTTTTATTAGTATATATAATATATAATATATATTATATGGATATTAAATTAACTGATATATTTAATATAAGCATAACCCCGTCTAAGAAAGGATATAATAAAGATTATATGGTATTACATATTAACCATGATAATATAGATGATTATTTAACTGCAGTAAATCAGTATAATGGTGTTTATATTTATAAATTAAAAAAATCAAAAAAAATATACTATTGTTTTAATAAATTAGGTCTTGATATTGATAACTATGTAGAACTCGGTAATTATATAATATATGATACAAATAATGTTAATATTTTACTTATAAATAAGAATAAGACAAAAACAACAAACAAATATAATCTTATTGATACTATAGGTGAATTATATGTATGGAAACCAGTTTCTATTAATAATAATTATACAAATTTGGGAGTAATTGTAACAAAAAATAATTTAATACCTAATGAAGAAATTGGATTGATACCAAATGAATATATTAAAATTTTTGATAATTCATATGCAGATATATATCAAAACGATTATAATTTATTAGGATCAAAACGTGATAATAAAAAGAAGATATTAACCTATAATATTATTAATGAGAATAATGATAATATTAGTAGTGATAGTATTAATACTTTAAATGATACACACCAAGGAAAAGAATTTGATTACACACATAAATGGGATGTATATCAAACACAAACATTTATATTGATAGAAAATGATAATCCATGGTATAAAAATAAAAAAAATACAATTCCAGAAGAATATATCAATAACAATGATTATTTTAAAATGGAATATAAAAAATGCGATGATACAATTATTAATGATATAGAAGTTACTAACAATATTAATACTGAAAATAAATCACTATTTAATAATACAAATTATATTATACTTTTTATGCTTATGGTTATAATATTATTATTTATTTATAATAGATATGGTATAAGAAACTTTTAATTATATAGCAATAAATATTATTATTTTTACTTATAATAAAGAGTAATTTAATTTAATTTATATGTAATAATATTATGGAATATAACATTCTTTATAATATTAATGATAATAAATTGGAAATTGTAAATCCAGAAGAAATAATGGATAATATTTATTACTTAAAATATAGAGTTCCTACATTAGATGATTTAAAAAAATCTACTATAACTGATAAAAAATATAGAGATATTAAAATTATAGATATTAAAAAATATATTAGTCAATTAGAATTCAAAATGCCATTATACGATGTATATACATCAAATATATATTTAATAAATAGAGAAAATTTATATATTAGAGTAAATTACAATCATTATAGATTTCCATCAAAATCAGTATTAGATGAATTATCAAATGAATATAAAGAATTAATTAAAATAAAATCAGATGATATTATGCATCAACGTAAAATAAAAAAATATACATTAATCTTTGAATTTATGGATAATTTTGATATTAAAACATTAGAAGATACATATTATAGAATGATATATAAGTATTCTAATGAATTAGGTAAAAATATTTTTTTTTGTAAAAGACCTAGCTTTAATAAATATATTCACAATACAAAACCATATTACACAACAACTGAAATAGTTAATTTAGCTTTAAATATGAATATTGATGTAGATATAACTGATAAGAATTTGGATCTAGAAAAATTATGTAAAATAGTTAAAAATAACGATATTAATTATAAAGTTATACAAACCCATCAGAAATATATTATTGATTCTGATTTATTAGGACTTACACAATATTATACAGTTCAAGGAAGTTATTTTATTAATTCTTATCTAAGAAAATTAAATGATTATCCTTATCGTAATATATTTCTTGATGAAATAATTATTCCTATGTGGAATTTATGTATTAAATCTCCAGAATTTGATAATGATTACATTTTATATAGATTCTTAAATACTGATTCACATTTAGAGAATTTAAAAATAGGTGATATATTCCAAGACGATGGATTCTTAAGTACAACAAGAGATCCATTTTATAAAGCTGACACATATCAATTTGGATTTATATTAATGAAAATAAAAATACCAAAAAATACAAAGGGAGTTGGTTTATGTATTGAAACTGTATCACACTTTCCAAATGAACAAGAAATATTATTTGCACCAAAAACAAAATTCAGATTAATATCTAGAGATTCAAATACTGTGTATTATCACACCGATCCAAAGTTTTCATCACAAGTTAAAACAAGATATGAATTTGAATGGGTTGGAAATGTTGAAATAATAAATAATAAATTAGTAGATGGTAGAATTGATTTTGATGGTAATATACAAGAATTAAATTTTTTAGAAATAAAATCATCGTCATCAACATATAGTTTAGATGAAAAAATTAAATATTTTATTAATAACTATACAAATGAATTAAAATTATTTTATTCAACAATTGGTAAGAATAAATTTTTAACATGTTGTGAAAAATATAATAGTATTGGTGCATATAAAGATTTTTATGCAATAAATACAAATAATGGATTCAGTATGTATAGTTTATATAAGAACTATCTAGTATTTTTTATTGAATTAGGTGAAACTGACAAAGGATATGAAATGCATGTTAATTATTATGTAAAATATAATACTTTAAATAAAGAAGATATGTTTACAGCAGAAGAATTTATAAATTTTATATCTTCTATTGCATATTATTTTGATATTGATAGAGTAGCAATATATCCAGAATATAAACCTTGTTTTTCAATATTAAAAGATAAATTAAAAGATAAAAAGATATCACAAGACATTACACAAATAACTGGTAATTATTGTTTAGATTTTTATAAATATATAAAGAATAAAGAAAAAAGATTCTTTATGAAAAACATTAATATATTAGAATTACGATCTGTTTTTAACTATTATGATTTAGATTTACTATCTGAAATAAATGTTTTAAAAGTATTAAATAAATCTGATGATGAATTATATCAATTATATGTTAAGACCTTCTCTATAGAAAATCCAAAAGGTAAAATGTCTGATTTTTTTGTATGGATAGTTGATAATAAATGTTATCTTATAGAATCTTTAGTTTCTAAATTAGAACGTTTATATAAAGAAAATAATCCATTTAAAAAAGATATTTACACTTTAAATGCAATTATGTATCTATATAATAAAGGTTTTATTAATGTATATGGTGGATCAACATCTGATATTGATTTTACAGATAGAAAAACTTATTATATTCCAACTAATGAATATAGAATAGGTAATACAAGAAGATAATTATTCATCTTCTTCATCTTCTTCAGCACCACCATCATCCTGTTCTTCTTCACGTATTTTAAGACCATATACATATACATTATTTTTTCCCTTTTCTTCAACTCTATAATCTCGTGAACGTAAATATTCAATAAATGTATCATAGTTAGGAGCTTTACCACTATATCTTAGTTTATAAAATTCTTCAAATTCTTGATATATAACACCAAGCATAGAACGTTGTTTTGTACTTGTATTTTCTGTACATTTATTAAGGAAGTTACCAAGACGATCATTACTAGCCATATAATCACTTGATCTTTCTGTAACTTCTTTTGGTTCACATAAACCATCTTTAAGATATTCTGGATATATTTCATTAATTAACATCCACATAAAATTTTGTTTCCATTCTTCAGTTTTTGTTCGTTCATCAATAGTATAATCTTTTAAGGCATGATATTTGTTATTAGGATCAAAATCTTCTGGATCACAGAATTTCATTGCCCATTTTACAACACGTAGACGACGACGAAGACCACCATCAATATCTAATTCTGGTAATTTATTTGTTGCAAGAATATATTTAGCTTGTGGTTTAAAATACATTTGTTCTTGATATAATGCACGTGCACTAATAGTATCATTACCACAAAGTTCTTTAAGTTTATCACCTTGAATCTTTTGATTTTTTGCAGCTTCTTGAAAAGTAATAATACGTTTTCCAACTTTGTCAGCAAGATCAGGTGATGCATTACTAGAACCTTCACGTGGTTTTGTAAGATATGCAATACTCATATTTGAATAATAATCGCCAAAAGCATATTGACACATATTTATAGTAACCGATTTACCATTACCACCGGTACCAATCCAGAACGGAAATTTTTGATCTTTTGATGTACCATCAAGACAACTTGATATAAATCGTAATACATATTTTCTTACTGCATCAATTGGTAAACATGATTTAAAGAAATCATGTATTTGTTTTAATATATTTGTATCTGGTCTTTCTATATAATCATATCCAACTGAAAAGGATATATAATCTTCTGGTACACCATCACGAAAACCAAGTTCATCTTTGTTTAGATTATAAACACCATTATTAAAACATATTAAATGCATATTTGAATTGAGTTTTTCCTTAAATTTAGGATCAAAAAATTTATGTCTACATGCTTTCATAATATTTTCTTTATATGGTACATCTTTTAATTTATCTATTAGACTTTTACTATTTCTCATAACACTTGTTCTAAATTCCTGTTCTGTTGGTATTATTTTTGATTTTTCTTCTTCTTTTATTTTATTTAAACGATGTACTTCACTCATTGCACAAGTAATCTTATTTGCAATATCAGATGATATTCTTTCATATAGACTATTTGCCTTTTGTGATCGATGCCATCTATGTTCTTTAAATTCATACCACTCTTGTTTTTCAATATCAGTACATGCGTATTGACCTTTGTACATCATATGTATATAATTAGCTACATCATCATGTGAACAACTTGCTAATCTACTTAATATTTCTTGATTTACATCACTAATAATACGATCAAATTCTTCTTGATCATCAGAATGAGCCCATAGTCTAAGAGAACCTATAGAATAACCTTCATTCTTTGCACCTTCCCAAAACTTTTTACATGCTTTTTCATCAAATTTATCTTTACCTGCTTTTTTTGAAAAATCAATAAATGCATCATATAATGAATCATCTACATTATGTAATGCCCAACAGACATTTCGCCATGATTCATAATCAGTTGCTCTTTTTTTACTGAGAATTTTTGTTAATTCACGTGCAAGTCTAATATCTCTATCTGTTATATTATCGGAGCGTTTTTTCTTTGTTGTTTTTGTATTAGTAGTTGTTTCTTTTGATTCAGATGTATCTTTTTGTTTAGTTTTCTTATAATATTTATTTTCATATATTTCTTGTATTTTAGCTTGAACTTTATTTGTAATTGGTTTTAATAAATGAGATGGTTCATCTTCATGAAGTCTCATTGAAGTTAAATCTATAAGATCATTCCAATCCATTATTTCATCATAATCACGACTATTTTGTTTATGTGAAGCACTTGACTTAGATGATTTAGTACTTATAGAATCATCTTCACTATCACTATCAATATCTTCTGGAAGAATTTTTTTGATAGCATGATTATATACACGTGTAAGTTTGTATGGGTCACGTCCATCTTTTGCACAACCATACATTAATACACCATTTGCTTCAATAACTGATTTATCAAAGATTTCTGATAAATCATTTGTATGGGGTATTTTAGAAACATAATTATCTTTTCCTAAAATTTCCATAAATTTATCATATACGAAATATCTTGAAGGAATATCTAATATCATTTCAGGATACATAATATGAAATCCATCTTTATAATCATTTTCTTTTCCCTCTGTTGGTTCATATTTTTCAAATACATATGCATTAAATACATCTGACGTTTCATCAACATCAAAATAACTTTTAACTATATTATTTATACGACTGATTGTTTCTTTTACAAATTCATCATCATAATACCTATTTGATCGTTGTGTATGAAAATCAATATCAAAATAAAATGGTGCTATATTTGGAGATCTTTCAACATATGCACCTACATTTTTTTTTCCAAAACGTTTATATAATTTTAAAAATGTATTATAGTCGTCTTTTGGTATACTCCATGCACCTCTTACTTTACCCATTGATGTATGTGTTAATTCTTTTCCATCACCAGTTCGTTTATAATGCTTATCCATAAATCTTTCAAATTCATTAATACTTAATAGGTTGCAAGAATCGCAATTAGTACATCCTGCATATAAACAAGTACAGTTCTTATTATCTCCTTTACATTTGCATATAGTCTTTTTCTTTCTGTCTTGCATTATTTATGATATATATTTATAGCCTTAAAATAATAAATTTTATATATTTTTAAGTTTATTTTTCAATTTTTTTTAATACCCGTTGTTACTTTTTTATATAAAGTAGTAGCATTATTACATAAAAAATTGATTAATAATAAAAAATTGATTAATAATTGATTAATATAAATAAATATTTAATATAATAATAATAATATATAATATGCAATTTTGTCCTAAATGCTCTAATATCATGGATATTAGCAGAACTCCTCCTAAATCAATGCTTGGAGTTGATCCTACAAGTTTGAGTATGTCGACTGATAATAATGATATTATTAAAAAAGTTATAACAATGTTTAAAAATTCTATTCCTATAACAAATGAAAATATAGAAGAACAACAATTACTTAAACATCCTGATTATATTGCTTTAAAAGATAAAGAAAAAAAAGATTTGCTTAAATTAATTAAATCATCAGAAGATGATGGATTAGCTGCATACATAACATGTAATAATTGTTCATATTTTGAAAAACTATCATCAAGAACTCTTGTATTAAATAAGATAAGCAAGAATACATCAAGTATAAATGAAGTAAATGATTATTCACAATATAAACATATGCGTTATGATAATACATTACCTCATACACGTGATTATATATGTAAAAATAAAGATTGTAAATCACATAAAGATAGTACTCTTAAAGATGCGAAGTGGTTTAGACCTAATAAAAATTCTTATGATTGTTTTTATGTATGTTGTGAATGTGGTGTTGTATGGAAAATTGCTTAATTTTTTTTAAACATTTAATTTATAATGAATAAAAATATATTATATAAAAATGTTAAAATTAATAATTTAAAAAAAATCACACTTACACAAAATGAATTACAAAATGACAATATAAATAATAAAGAAGATTTAATAATATCTGTATTAAATAAATCTTCTGGATTTTTTTCACAATTATTTTTTATGTTTAATCATTATCTATATTGTTATAATAATTTTATAAATTTTAAATTAGAATCGTCAAATTGGTTATTTACTTATAAAGATGGATGGACTGATTATTTTGAAGATATAAATTTACAGTTTCATCCACATATAGCAAAATCACATAAATATAATCATGGTAATGTTATATTTAACTATACAATAAATGATTATAAAGAGATTATAAATAAAATTTATAAATATAATAAAACAACAATTAGTAAAATAAATAGTATTAAACAAGAATTAGATCTTAATGATAATAATTACGATTCAATCTTTATAAGAAGAGGTGACAAGTTATATAGTGAGAGTATTTTAATTAATGCATTAGATTTTGTTAAATTATTATTAACTATTAATCCAGAGTGTAAAAAGATATTTTTACAAACAGATGATTATAATACTTTTATAGAAATAGATAATTACTTAAAATCTATCAATAGTGATATAGTATTATTAACTTTATGTGATAAAAATAATAAAGGTGTTATAGTATTTAATATATATAAATATAATTTTATTGATAAAACAAGTATATATAATCAAAATAAAGAATATATTAAAACAATTTTATCTGATATTAAAAATACAAAATCAGTTCAAGAAATGAATAATTGTGAGATTTATGATCATACAATAAATATGATAGTTGGCCTTGATATTGTATGCAAGTCGAATATTTGTATAACAGATTACCAATCAAATTGTTCAAGATTTATCAAATTATATCACAATAATATAAATAATGTATATAATGTGGTGGATAAAACAAATTCGTTAGATTTAACAAAGAAAATATGTCCATCATATTCATTTTAATTTTTTTTAATTTTCATCAGACGTCTCAATATATGATGTGAAGTATTAGAATTTATTATTTGTGAATGATATTTAGTACCATCATTATTACCATCATTGTTTCCTTTTTTTACCATAAATTTATCAAAATCGTGTAACTTATATTCGATATTATTTTGTTTTAAATTACAATTAGTATCATATATTTCATCGTTTGTATTTCCAACATATTTAAATAATTTTTGTTTAGATGTATCATCTAATTTAAATAGTATACTGTTATCATAGTTATTTATTAAAAGATCTTTATTATATTCTATAAACAATCTTTTATTGAATCCGAACATAGTTAAAATTTGTTTTTCTATAAATTCATTATAATTATCTAAAGTTATATCATCATTAATAAATATTTTATTATTTATAATTTCATTATATTTTTCTATATTATTTGATAATTCTAATATATAGTCAATTAAATCATCTATATTATCATAATCATACATATATATTACTCTTTTTTTATTTATTATTGTAAATGCATCTTCTGTTCCAAAATATATTGGAATAGAATTTGCAAGTATGGGATTTATTAATTTTTCCGTGAAATAACCTGGTTTTATATTGTTTTCTATTGCTAATACAAACTTATAATTAGAATATAACTCAACCGCTATATCATAAAATGTATTTTCTTTATTATATATAAATCGTGTTGATTGATTATTCATATTGTTACATGATTTACCATATGAATCGACTTTCATTCTTGAATTAAATCTATTAAATATATCAACTCTATGTTTATAATTTACTTGATACATAAAGCAACATTCTTTTTTATTATTAAAATCTATATTATATCTAATATCCTTTTTTTTACGTTCATTCAATGAAAATAACATTTGAGGTACTGGTATTATTATACTATTTTCTCTCTTTATTGTTGTCCCAATTATAATATCAAATTTATTATAAGTTATATTATGTGGTTCTCCTGATAATAAAATAACTAAAGTATGATCATAAATTTGTTTGTATTCATTAAATTGTTCATTTACTTGTATAAAAATATCTGGACTACTATTACTAGTATTATTATTATCGATATCTACATTAAACATATTACAAATATATTTTACTGTTCTATAATACCAATCATATGCATTCTTTGTATATTGAATAGTAATATTTTTTTTTAATTTAATATTTTCTATTTTTTCTAAACTTTTTAAAAAATCTGTAGTCATTTAAATATATTTTATAAATATATATTTTTAATATTGTATTAACGTGTTATATTGTTTCTAAATTATTTAATATATTATTTAATGCAATATTTGAACAATTTCTATGAAAATCTAAATGATACGAATGTATTTCTGAATCTTCATCATTTGTTGCTATAAAATTATACTTATATACATATGTATTTAAATATTTGTAAATAAATATATCAGAAACTTCTAAATTTTTATTTATTTTAAATTTATTGTTTTCATATAATGCAATGTTATTAAATTTATTTATAGCATTTTTTGTAATAATATAACATACTGCCCCCCAGGTTTTTTGTAATTTACTATTTAAAAGTGTATATATATTATCATAAATGAAATAAGATGTTTTATTAATAATTAATATATCAAAATCTTTTGGAGCATCTTTTATAATCTTCTCTAAATTAATTGTAAAATATTTTACATTATTAAAATTAATATCATCTTCACATATCATAAAATAATTACCATCAATATCTTTTAAATAACTAATAGCTTTAATATGTGATAAACAACATGCAATTTCGTAGTTTGTCATATTATTATTTTTTTTATATTCATTTAAATCTTCTGTTTTACCATCTATTGCAGATATTTTACTATTTTTAATATTTAAATATTTTAATAATTCTATCATTTTTTGATATCTACTATGAGATCTATCCAAATTAATCCATGCTATATAATCAATATAATTTATTTTATCATTAATATTAATTATACTTTGTTCTCTTTGTATTTTTATATTATTATTTATATTCATATTTGTATTTGTATTATCTATATATTTAAAAATATCTATATTTTTTAAAAATAGATTTCGTTTATATAATGATAGTTTTTGATTACTTAAAATACTAGAATTGTTAGAATTATAAGAATTATCAGAATTGTTGGAATTATCAGATTTGTTGGAATTATCAGAATTGTTAGACTTAACATAATTGTTGGAATTATCAGAATTGTTTGAATTATCAGAATTGTTAGACTTATCAGAATTGTTGGAATTAACTCTATAACGATTAAGATTATATAAAAGATGTAATTTCTTTGACATTATAATATATATTAAATAAAAAAAATGAATAAAAAAATCAATAATAATATTTAATATATTATTATATATTAATTAACTATAATGTCGAGAAAATTAATAGAAGAACTAGTACATAGCATCACCGTAACCCCAACAAATAACTTATATGTAAAAAATATACAAGATAATAATATAAATATTTCCAAACTAGATTCTAAATCTGATTTTAATCAAACACATGACAATAATGTTGATAATCCTGATACAAATAAAAAAAATAAATTAAGATGTTTTACATGTAATGTAAAGCTAAATATTACCAATAATACGGTATGTAAATGTGAAAAAATATTATGTGCTAAACATAAATATTTCAATGAACATGAATGTAATTTTGATTTCAAAGAATTTGATAAAAAAATATTAGAAAAGAATAATCCTAAAATTGTTTCAGATAAAATATTAAAAATTTAATTCACTAACCTTCCATTTTTCTATATCACCATTTGGTAATTCCCGAAGAATTATTAATGGTATAACTTTATTTTTAAGTTCTAATCTAGCAACATCTTTTGGATTCATGTGTTCTAAATCTTTTATCATTGGTTTTGCTCCTAGAGATAACTGACGTGCTCTTTCACCTAAAATACGTACTCTTTCAAAATCAAATAAAAATGGTTTTGTTTTTCTTTCTGAAGGTTTAACATATTTATCTTTTTTAGAATCTTCAAAATTTTCTTCATCTTCGAAATTATCTTCAGCAATATCTTCTATATCTACATCTATTGTATTTTTCTTTTTAGTTAATTTATAAACACATTGATCACTATCTCCATCTTCTGTATTATCATCGTCTTCTTCTTTTTCTTTATTAAATTCTTCTTTTTCTTCTTCTTCATCTTCAACCTCTTCTATTTCTTCTGTTTCTTCTACATTATCATCATTTTCTTGTTCTTCTTCGGATTCAAAGTCATCTTTATCTAATTTATCAGGATCATCTTTTGGTTCTAATCCACCACTTAATGTTGTATTTTGATCCTTATTTAATTTAGATTTATTATTTGTTTCTTTATGTTTAAGTTTATCTGATGTTGTTTTTGTTACCATTATATATTAATATTATATATAAATAAAATATTATAATGTTAAATAATCTTAATATCAATTTTTATTATTGTCTATAGACAATAATAAAAATTCAGGCAAAAAATTCTTTAAATTTTATTACGTCAATTTTTATTATTGGTCAAAGTTAATAATAAAAATTAAGGCAAATTTTTTGCTTTATAAATAAATAAAAAATCTTACGTCAATTTTTATTATTGTCTTTTTATTATTGTCTATATATAGCAATAAGATAACCTTATTTTTTAATTGGTCTACTTCTCTTAAATTTATATTTATTAATTTTACCAGCATCTGCAATTTCTTTTATTTTTTCGAGTGTTAAATCTTTTATTTCTATATCTGATGATAATTTTACATTTACTGGTTTTAATGTTTTTTTAGATGTATCTTTAATACTTATATATTTTCCATATGGACCTTCTAATACAACATAATTTATTTTACCATCTTTACCCTCCCATAAATTTTTACTAGATTTTTCTTTTAATTTATCTTCTATTACTTTAATAGTAATATCTTCTTCATTATCATTATATGCACCTAAATTTATAGAACTATCTCCATATTTTGCATATAATCCAAATTTACCTTTATATAACTTTACTTCTTTATTATTGATCTTACCAAGTAATTTAGGATATGATAATATTTTTAATGCTTCATCTAATGTAATACTTTCAATTGTATTTGGTAATTTTAGTGGTCCAGTATTTATTGCTTTTCCATCTTTTTCTAATATAATAACTGGACCATATCTACGAACTGTAGCTATTATAGTTGAATCATCTTTATCTTTACCAACAATGCGTTTATTTTTATCAACATATTTTACTTTGTCTTTTAATAATTTATCTATGATTGGATGAAAATCTGTATTATAGAATTCATCCATAAGTTTTGTCATTTTTAATGTACCTTCAGCTATATTATCTAATTTCTTTTCCATATTTGATGTAAATTTATAATCCATTAAATCAGGAAAGTTATCTACAAGATATTCTGTAACTATTTTTCCAATTGCTGTTGGTACTAGTTTTCCAGTATCTTTACCTATATTAATATCATTTGTGTTTTCTTCTATATTTTTATTTTTTGAATTCCATGTTAAAGATAAAGATTTTTGAGTAATACCATCATTATCCTTTTTCTCAACATATCCGCGTTCTTGTATTTTAGTTATTATTGCTGCATATGTAGATGGTCTACCAATATTTAAATTTTTTGGATCTAATTTATTAACTAATGATGCTTCGTTATATCTAGGTAATGGTTTTTGATAATCTTGATTAACATCTAATTTATTTAATTTTAATATTTCATTAATTTTAAATACTCTTGATGTTAAAGTATCTTCATCTTGTTCATTCTCATTTTCTATATTTTGTATATTATAAACTTTTAAGAAACCATCAAATAATATAGATGTTGTATCAGTCTGAAAATAATATTCTTTTAATTTTGATATAGATATCTGTGTCATTGCTACTGATAATTTAGCAGGTTTCATTTGTGACGCAATAGCACGTTTCCATATTAATACATATAATTTAATTTCATCGTTGCTAATTTTAGCTGATTCAGTCAAACCAGTAATCTCTGAATGTGTTGGACGAATACATTCGTGTGCTTCTTGTGTATTATTTGATTTTGTTTTGTAATTTTTAGGTGAATGATAATCATTACCATATTTATTTTTAATATAGTCACCAATTGTTTTAATAGCTTCACTGGATAGATTTATCGAATCAGTTCGCATATATGTAATATGACCAGCTTCATACAAGTGTTGTGCTGCCATCATTGTACGTTTAATAGTGAATCCAAGTTTTCTTGATGCTTCTTGTTGTAATGTAGAAGTAGTAAATGGTGGTGATGGATTTTTCATTTGTGTTTTTTCACCTTTTCCTGATATTTTAAATTCTGATTCAATCATTTTATCCATTAATTCACGAGCTAATTTTTCTGTCCCTATATATGATTTATAGCCTTTTATTAATGTACCAGACACAATTTCATCTGTTTTATTTTTAGTTTGTTCTTGTTCACTATCACTATCATCATCATTTATTATATTGTCTTCTATATCTAAGTTTGTTTTTGGTTTTTTAATTTGATATAGATTTGCTATGATATTTTTATAAAAATCAGCTTTAAATTTAAAATTAAAATCTATGTTACCTTTAAGAAAATCTTGTATTTCTTGTTCTCTATCTAGTATAATTCTTACTACTACTGATTGAACTCTACCAGCTGATAAAGATTGACCAATACTTTTCCATAATAATGGTGATATTTCATATCCAACTATACGATCAAGCATACGTCTACTCTTTTGTGCATCAACTAAATTATTATCTATTTCTCTAGGATTCTTTACTGCTTTTATAATTTCATCTTTAGTAATAGAGTTAAAAGTTATTCTCTTATTATCTTTAATACCGAGTACATGAGATAAACTCCATGCAATCATCTCACCTTCTCTATCTTCATCAGTAGCAAGTAATATATCAGATGAACTTGATGCTAGTTTCTTAAGATCTCTTATTACCGATCCTTTTCCATCTAATGCAACATATCTAGGTTTAAAATCATTTCCTATATCGATTGACATTGTTTTTGATGATAAATCGATAATATGACCAACTGATGCAGTTACAATATAATCAGATCCTAATATAGATTGTATTTTTTTTATTTTACCTGGTGATTCTACTATAACTAAAATTTTACCATCAGGATTTAATTTTAATTTATATGGTACTATTTCAGGTTCTTCTTCTTTTTTTGTTTTCTTTTTTTTACTTTCTTCTGGTACACTTTCACTAGTTTCTTGTATTTTTTTAGTTGTTTCTTTAGTTATTTCTTTAATTACTTTAATTTTTTTAATAGGTTTATCTGTAGTATCATCTTGTTTTTTATCTTTTTGTTTTGTTTTTCTTTCTTTAGTTTTTTCTTTATCAACAATAGTTGGTTCTGATGTTTTCTTTGGTGGCATTTAAATATAATATATTGTACTATTTATATTATTAAATAACAATACAAACTATTTTCATTTTTTATTAAATATAAAAAAATTGTATTTTAAATTATTTAATTATAATGATTTAATATAATATTAATATTATAATATAAATGTCTCTAAATCCAGAATTAATACCAGTTAAAAAAGATAAAGAAACTATTCGTAAAGATGTATTAACAAACATTATTAAAATATTTCATAATAGAGGATTAATAGATAATAAGAATTTACAAAAATTATTTGATGAAATTAAAAAACCTAAGGATGACGATATATATAAAATATCTCTAACAAAGAATATAAAACCAGATAATACAAATCAAGATTATGTTAAGAAATTTGATGGTTCAAATATAATCGTTAAAATTATTCATCAAAAAATTCAGGGTATTGCAAAAGTACCTGTAATAAAAGAATTTATTAATCAATATCCAAATAACCATAAAATATTTATATTTGATGGAATATCTGATAAAGTTAAAATATCACTTATGGATCTAAATAATGTTGAAGTATTTACAGAATCATTTTTGTTAGTCGATTTAATTGATCATATTGACTCTCCTCGTTATGAAGTATTATCTGAAGATGAATCAAAAGAACTTTTAGAAAGCTATATTCTTAAAAAAAGAGAGATGATGAAAATATTAACAACTGATCCTGTAGTTTCATATTTTAATCTTAAAAGAGGTAATATAATTCGTATTATTAGACCATCTGGACAATCGGGTGAAAGTATTGCTTATCGTATTGTTGCCAAAGGAAATTCTTAATATCTGATATTTTTTCTTTCCCCTAATTTTTTTGTATTATTTTCATTTACAAATGGTCTTGATATTTTTTGATTATTATTTCTATATGAGTTATTAATTACTTGTGCTTCAGAGAACATTCTATCAAATAATTTTTTAGATGTTTGTGTAAATCTTTCATTTTCTTCTTTTTTATTCTTTCTTTCATATAATTTTTTTATATCTTGTTTATAATCATCGTTTGTTTCACTATCTATATCATCTGATTCAGTAAGTTCATATATATTATCAGATTCTATTTCTTGTGTAATATTTTCTTTTTTTATAGCAATACTATCTTTTATTTTTGTATTTATATTATATGATATATATTCTTTTATCTTAGGATCAATTGGTTTTTTACTATATAACATATTCTTTAATTCTGATAAATACATATCTTCTATATTTTTATCAGTATCATATAAACTTTGCATATTCATTTATAACATATAAATAAATTAATTTTACAAAATAAACATATTAAATATTATATGGATTTTTATGAGAAATATCTAAAGTATAAAAGAAAATATTTAGAACAAAAAGGAGGGTTAAAACATAAAAGTTTTATTACTCAAGTTATTAATAGAATAAATACAATAAATAATCAAACTATTGTAGAAAAAACACAATTTAATAATAAAGTTGGTGGCGGCCATGGTTCTTTATTATTAGGTTCATCAAGTAGTTTTAAAGGAGGTGAAAAAATGATAAGAATTTTAGTAAGTGCACAATATAGATCAAATAAATCAAATATCAAAATATCAAGTTTTGGTGGTGGATCAGAACCAGGTGAAATAGCTATACATACTATGATTAGAGAAACAATAGAAGAAATATTTAATTTTATACCAAATAAAAATATAATAGTAAATATAGAAAGATATTTATTAAGTGATAATGTAATAAATGATTATTATATTTATGATAATGATGGTTCATATACTTATATATTTGATGTAAGTATATTGGGTAACTTTATTGATATAATAATTAAAAATGGTATTAATAGAATTAGTTTACCAGTTCCACATGGTATTGAATTAAAATTAATTGATTATTTAGATAATTCAACTTTTAACGATCTATCATCTGTAGATTCAACACAAATAATAGGTAGTGAAAATAAAAATCTTACAATAAAGTTAACAAGATTTATGTCTGATAGAATTATAGATAATTATCGTTTTGTTCATTCATTAAATGAAGTTTATTATATATCATTTCCATGCTTACATGATATAATTAATATATCTAAAGATCATAATGAATATTACTTATATAACTATAAAATAAATAAAAGATTTACAATAGAATTTTTAGCTTATTTTAAACGTATGCTTACATTTCCAATACTTAAACAAATTTTAGATGTATCTAAAACATTTTAATCTTTTTTAGTTCTAATACGTGGTGCTACAGCCATTGCCATAAGCTCTTGTATTAAAAGTTTAAATGCATATGGTATCATTATTTTAGATATCTTATTAACATTGTTACAGTTTGGACAATAATAAATATCCGATGGTGATGGTTCTGTTTTATTTTCTTTACGTGGTGCACGTTGTGCAAACAAACCACAAATATCACATACATATGTTGCGTATGCATCAGAGTTATACATCATTTTTTCATTCAAGAATTTAGAAAGACCATGTGCTATAAGTGCATCACGTTCCATCTCACCTAATCTCAGACCACCATCTCTGCTTCTTCCTTCAGGTGGTTGTCTAGTTAACAATGTTCTAGGACCACGTGCACGTGCATGCATTTTGTCTTCTACTTGATGTTTAAGACGTTGGTAAAATGTAGGACCGAAATAAATCTTAATTTTAAGTTTTTCTCCAGTCATACCATTATATAATTCTTCGTAACCTTTTGGATCATATCCAAGTTCGGTTAATCTTTTTTCAACTTGTTCTATATTAAATTCTTCAAATGCTGTACCATCACCTTCATAGCCATCTAATGCAGCCACTTTTCCTACTAGAGATTCTAATAGCTGACCTACTGTTTGACGGGATGGAATGGCATTTGGATTTAAAATAATATCTGGTCTTATACCAAATTTATTATATGGCATGTCTATTCCTGCAAGTTTGATTCCACATGTTCCTTTTTGGCCATGGGTCGAATTACCACACCATACAGGAATACCATTTCTTCTAACGTAGATTACACCATCATTAGTTGGAACAGTGCAACAATAAACTTTTCCAGTATAATGTTCATATTTATCCCATATATTTTTGTTTTTATCTTTATTCACAAGAGGATTATTTTGTGTTTCAATTATTGTCATACGATATGTATCAACAGTTGTTTTAATTACTTTTCCAGCATAATTTCCAGTTTTACAATATGATTCATGACCAGCTTTATATTTTACAGCAATATTTGTAGAATAACCAGCATGTAAACATAATCTTTGAAAATCATCTGCTAATCGTTTAGATGATGTATCATAACGTTTTGTTCCATTTTCCATAGTATGACCATCACCAAGAAGCATACCGTTTATTAACCACTTACATTCTTGTCTATTTAAAGACCATACCCATTCTGGTAAATATTTATTTACTGCTCCAACACTATATGGTTTCATGAATTCAACTAATTGTTTATCACGAACTGCCCAGCTTTTTTCAATTTCATCATCTGGATAACATTTATTTTTATAAATTCTATATCCCATTTTATCACACGCTATTTGTAAAGCATCACGAACTCTTTCTTTATGTGCTGCAAAATTAACCCCTCTGGTATATTCGCAACAACCTTCTGCCATCCATATACCAAAGAAGGTTAAGAATGATTCAATATCAAGTTCTCTATCTGGAAAATCTTCCCATTTTGTTAATATAAATTTATCATCTTGTACATTACTATCACCTACGTCTATTTCATCGCAATTCTTAAGATATCTTTTTTGTTTTTGATAAATATCTTCTGCTTTTTCTATTTTATAATTATAAGTATCACGACCACCAACATACATGCGATGATTTTTAGTAACTCTTAGATTTACTTGATTTGATTCTACAACATATATATCTTCATCACAATCATATTGTTGTACTTCAGATGGGTTAATATATTTTAATGTTTTACCATTTATAAGACATGCTACTTTATGATCAATAGTAACTTTGTCAATTGATACCCAACCTTGTGTTGTTAATACATCATGATCTGGTGTATAACAAGCAAATTTATCACCAACACGTGGTGTACGCGTTGATCTAACTAAAACTTTACGTGTTGGATAACCATCTTGATCTTGTATATCAATATATACTCGATCAATTACACCAGGAGCACCTCCTTTATACACTTCTGATGCATCTTTAAATTCTTTATTAGAGTTACCAATATTTTGTATTGGTGTTACTTTACCAATAATAATATCATCATTATTTATAATAGTTTCTGGTGGTACATATCCCTTATCATTTAATTTATCATAAGATCCATGTCTCATACCTACTACTTTAGATGAATCAGGCTTCATAAATATATCATCTTGTGCAGTAGATTGATTTTTCTGTGCTTTTGAAATATATTTTTTATAAGTAGCTGATCTAAACATACCTCTGTCAACAGATGCAGCATTAAAAATAAGTGAATCTTCCATATTATAACCTGTATAACATGCAATACCTACCATAATATTTTCACCTGCTGGTAAATTATCAGAACCAACATATTTTGCTGTTCTTGGCGATACTAATCTTCTGTGAGGATGATATAATATATATGATATATCTGTACGATCTCTATAATTAGAGAGATAGATACCCATTGCTTGACGACCTTGTGAATATTGGAAAATATTACGTGGACCAGGATTTCTATTAGCGAATGCAGTACATGCTGATAATTCACCTAATAGAAGTTGAGGATGAAAATCACAATAATTTATATTATCAAAATATAATTCATTATATCTATTGTTTGATATTTTATCAGTTACTTTTTTAGATAATTCTTTTGATTTTTCCATTTTTTGTCTCATTTCTTCTACATTTTTAACTCTTGTTTCAAACATATAATATGGTTGTGATTCAGTATCAACATATTCAATGATATCAGGATATTTATCAAGTAATTCATCCCAAGAAGTTATTTTTGTTTGTTTATCTGCTTTATTTAAAGATATTTTATTAATAATCTCTTTTGTTACTTGAATAACATTGTTTTCAACTCTCATAACTGGTCTAACAAAACGACCAGTTTCGCAATATATACGAACTTCATTATTCTTGTAATCTGGGACAATAGATGTATTTTGTCTATCAATCATATTTTTACGTTTCATATCCATAAGATTATTTACAAATTCATATGGTTCATTAATACATCCTAACCATTCACCATTTAAGAATACTTTTGTCATATTTCTAATTTCTTTAAAAGTAAGATCTTGGAGATTGGTTATTTTATTGATTATAATATTTTTCAACATATTATATTGATCATATGACATTAATGTTGCACTTGAAACAAGTGAAAAATGTTTAGTAACACCTACTTTAGCATGTTCTGGAGTTTGTACAACACATAAGAATGGTACAGATGATGCATGTAATTGACGAGGGCCAATAAGTTTAGAACTAGAAGCATCACCACTTGGTGAATCAATACGGCGTAAGAATCCTAGAATTTGTAAATAAGTATAACATTGCATCATCTGAGCAACACCCTTTTTACGTATCCATGCACCGGTCATAAGTGATGCTTTAATACCTTGTTCAATAGTATTTGGTTTAATTTGATTGATAATATTTAATGGTTTTTCATCATTATCATTACGATTATCAAAGAATTTTTTACAATCACTCATCATAATTTTAAATCGTTGTTTAAATAATTCCATAAGTAAATCACCTGGAAGATCAACACGTTTATTAATATAAGAATCACGATCATCAACTTCAGATCTGCCAAGATAGACTTTAAGAAGTTTATTAATAATATAACCAAGATAATATGCTTTTTCTTTAAAACCACCACTTAAATGTGGGATAAAACTATTTGTTAACAAATGTATTAAATGCATTCTTTTTTGTTTAAGCTTTGTATCTAAATTTGTTTCAGTATATTTTCTTATAACTTTTAATTTATTAATAAGATAATCTACTGCTTCTTCACTTGTTTGTATTCTTTGATGATTTTCATTTTTACATGCTTCTAGTGAAATACGTAAAACATCTATCATATCATTATCATTATCATCTGTTACAATCATATTAATTATATCCTGATCAGATTGTATTCCAAGAGCTCTAAATAATACAAATACATTTACTTCTTGTAAAATTGGAACGCGTATGGTCATTTGGCCATCAGATTTAATTTTAACATTAAGTACTTGCATCATATCATTTGGTTTATATGAACGTGAATTAACTTGAACAATATGAGAAGGAACACCTGAATCTTTTTTTAAGAATACGAGTGGTTTATTTTCAACCATACGCTCTTGACATATTACAACTTTCTCAGATCCATTTACTATAAAATAGCCACCAGGATTAAATTCACATTCATTTAAATCATTATCTTTATATTGATTTAATGAACAATATTTTGATCTCATCATTAGTGGTATAGTTGCAATTGGAACACCAACTTCTTCAACCCCAGTTATTGTTTCTATTCTTTTATCTGTAAGAATATCTATTTTTTCTTGATATTGTGAAATATCGGCAATAATTTTAACAGAATAAGTAAGATTTCTTTGTCGTGCATCAGAAGGAAACATAGGTTCAATTCCATTTGGAAGTTTAGGACCTATAATACGAACGTTCTTAAAACGAAATTTTCTTTTATATACTGTATCATGTGTTATTTTTTCATTAAAAATATGATCAGAATCTTCCAAAAATATACGTACGTCTTCTTCTAAAAATTTATTATATGAATCATATAGATGACGAAAAATATAGTTCTTTTTATAAAAATATAAATCCATCATATGAAATATATCATCTGTTGTTAATGAATTTAAATTAGATACCTCTGTTTTTGCCATATTATATATTGTATATTCTTATTTTTATATATTTTTAATTAAATTATTAAAAAATCAATTTTTTTATATGATACTACTGGCTTTAAATAAATTTGTTCTATCTGTCTTTTACGCAAATGAATATATAAAAAAATATTTAAAATATATACTTTAGATATTTATTATTGATAAATATCTAAATTCTATGATATGATTATTTATTAAATTATTATTATTTAATAAATCATAGTCATCATCCCATTTAAATAATGATGCTCCTGCACCACAATGAGCACCAAATGGATTTATTTCGATTAAGTTACAAATACAATTCTCCATATCTATATAAACATCAAGAATACATGTATCATATGGAAGTTCATTTATAAAACTAATATTATTTAATGCTTTTTCTATAGTTTCTAATTCTTCTTGTGAATAGTTAAAAAGTTTTTTAGATTGTTGTGATATACCTGTTATTTTATTATTTACAACAAATATTCTAAATTCGTATCTTAAATCTATCTTATCATCCCATTTTACAAGAATTAAATATGTTTCTTTATCTGTTCTTTTATATTCTTGGTCAACGAATAGTTTAACTGAAACTAAATGTTTAAGTATTTCATCAGCATTATCAAACATATTTATTGATTTTTCATTTTTTCCAGAAGTACCTGATAATTTAATAAAATATTTTGTACAAGGATCAATGTTTTTTTCAATTTGCTGTTTGAAAGTATTGATTAATTTATTATTACTTAATTTATTATTATTACATTTACTTTCATATAATTCAATTAATGCATGTTTTATCTCTGGTGTTATATGTATTAATTTTACTTTTTGTGGACCGTTCTTCAAAGCAGGATTATACCATAAATGATAATCGAAAGAATCGATATATGTTCTATACATAATATATAAAAATCTATCACTATTATCTAATTGTTTATCATGTGGTATTTCTACATCTTCGATTATAAAATTATTATTTAATCTTTTTTTATTAAATCTTTACAAAATGGAGTTAAAGATTCCCACCATGTTTTATCTATAATGTTTTTGTTATCTCGAATAATATATGGACTATATTCATAAAAATTATTATCTTTATATGATAATTGAGATAAATCTGGATAAATTGGTTTTCTTACTAAAGACATTTTATTATTGATTATTTTATTATTGATTATTTTATTATTGATTATTTTATTATTGATTATTTTATTATTGATTATTTTATTCAATTTTTATTCATTAAAATATATAAGTTAATAAGTATAGTATTTATTATTATTATGGATGAACAAACATCAGTTAACACAGTTGAGAATTTTACAGAACTCACACAAATATTTAATGAAAAAAAAATAACATCATATTCTGAAACTACATCTATTATTGATATAATCAAAACAACATTGGATAAATCACATCTCGATACGGGATTCTTTATAGTTGATCTATCAATAGTAATTAATCAATATAAAAAATGGGTTCATTATTTACCAAGAGTAAAACCTTTTTATGCTGTAAAATGTAATCCAGATGTATTACTTGTTAAAACTTTAGCAATTCTTGGAGCTGGTTTTGATTGTGCTAGTAAAAATGAAATATCTCTTGTACTTGATAATACAAATACTGATGCATCAAAAATAATTTTTGCAAACCCCGCAAAAGCAGATATGCATTTACGCTATGCAAGAAGTGTTGATGTTGATCTAATGACTTTTGACAATATGTATGAATTATTTAAAATTATTAATTATCATCCAAATGCACAACTTCTAATAAGAATTAAGGTAGATGATTCACATTCTGTTTGTAAATTTAATTCTAAATTTGGGGCAGATTTAGAGGATGTTGATGGACTAATGAAAATTGCAAAAAGTATTGGTTTAAATATAGTTGGTGTTTCTTTCCATGTAGGCTCTGGTTGTCGTGATGTGATTGCATATAAAACAGCAATTGAAAAATCACGTAAAGTTTTTGATATAGGTAAGGAAAACGGTTATACATTAACAATGCTTGATATTGGAGGCGGATTTCCTGGAACAGATGATGCAATTATTAAATTTGAAGATATTGCTAATACAATAAATAATGCTATAAATATATATTTTTCAGAAAATGATTTTCCAGAAGAATATGGATTACAGATTATTGCAGAACCTGGACGCTATTTTGCATCGGCATCACATACACTTGTCCTTAATGTTATAGCTAAAAATAAAACTATAAATAAAGAAACTAAAGAAGCCAGATTTGCATATACATTAAATGATGGTGTATATGGATCATTTAATTGTATTATGTTTGATCATGCAAAACCAGTAATAAAACCATTTAATGAAAGAGATGGTAAAGTATATGATTGTGTTGTATATGGACCAACATGTGATTCCATGGATACTATATCAGAACATTGTAAATTACCAGATCTTGCAATAGGAGAATCAGTTTATATAGAAAATTCTGGAGCATATACAACTGCAGCAGCATCTAATTTTAATGGATTCCAACGGACGCCATGTGAATATATTATACGATATTGATAAAGAGGAGAAATATAGTTCACAAAGGCTTGATAAAAAATTTATTTTATTTTTTCTGACGCCATGTGAATATATTACTAATTAAAATAACTATAAATTCCAATCAATTTTCTTGTCAAGAAATGAATTTATTAGGCCAAAATGATCTTGATCATTAAAACACGAATAAGATTTAAATTGTTGATGGGCACTTAAGCCAGATGGATGCGAACTAATTACAACATGATGTTTATCTAAATCGATTAAGTCTATCTTTTTATAGGCATTGCCACCCCAAAGTACAAATACAATCTTATTTAATTTATCGGATATATATTGTATTAATCTATCTGTGAACCACTTCCATTCTTTTTGATGACAGTTCTTTCGTCCATCAATAACCGTTAATGCTGAATTTAGCATAAGACATCCTTGATAGACCCAATAATCTAAACATCCATGATTTGGGATATTTTCAATATGTTTATTTTTCAATAAATTTTTATATATATTATCTAAAGATGATGGTATATTAATATCAACAGGAACAGAAAAAGACAATCCATGTGCCTGTGGACAAATTCTATCTTTATATGTTTCATGATTAAAATATGGATCTTGACCAATAAAAACAACTTTAACATCTTGGAGTGGTAACATTGCAAAAGTTTTAAAAATATAATTTGGTTTTGGATATAATAATTCTGGATTATTACTTTCAAGATATATTCTGATTGTACGTTGGATTATACTAAATCTTTTATCGTTAAACAATTCATTGAATATATCATTCCACGATATATCTATTGGGGATTTTGTAATATTATAATCGACAGTCCAAATCTCTTCTTTTGAATATTTACGTTTTGTTATTGACATAATTAATTTTATGTCAATAAATCATTATTGATAAATAGATTATTTTTCATTTTTTATTCATTAATTATATATTTATCTTCCTTTATTATACATATCATCTAAAAATTTTAATTTATCATAATTTAACATTCTATCACCAATAACAATAGTTGATCTATCACTACCATTAATTGATATTTGATTTCCTAAAATACCAACAACATTATTTACATTTCCTGATTTTTCTGTTGTAGTTATATTAAATGGTATATTATTAATAGTAAAATTATTTTGGCTTGATAAATTGTCACTTGTTATAGTTAATAAAGGATCATTAAGTGTAATTGGATGAACTTGATTTGTTTTATCTAAACATTTTACATCAAGTTCTTTAGACATATTAAATGATCCATTTACAAAATTTCCAATTGAATATGATGGTGTTTGTTGAGTTGTTTTATTAGATGATGATTTTAAATTCATAAGATTTGTATATAATCCTTTTTCTATTTGTAATTGTTCTTGTTGAATTTTTAATAATCCTGATTGTAATGGTATATTATGTGCTTCTGTAATAATATTACTAATTTTTTTATTAATTTGTTTATCTAAACTATTTATTTTGTTTACAGTATTTGTAGATTGAGTTGGATTTGTTTGTAAATTTGTTTGTAAAATTGATTTTTGTTTTACTAAATCAACAAGTTCTTTTTCATAATCAATTTGTTTTGTTATTTTATTATTTAATTCATTTTGTTTTTGTTCAAGTATAGTAAATATATTGGATTCATCTATATGTTCATTAGTTTTTCTTAATACGAAAACCAATAAAATTATAACAATAAATATTAAAACAATTTTTATAGTACGATTCATTATATAAATAAAATTATATATTATTATTATTATTTTTAAATGTTCATTTTGATTATTAAAAAATTGAAAATAAAATAAATAGATTAATAAAATAAATAGATTAATAAAATAAATATGGCAACAGAAACAGCTTATAAAAACTATCAATATTCAGATGAAGTAGGGTTTGATAAAAAATATAAATTATCAACTATTGTTCAAGAAGCGCATAAATATAATTCAGAACAAAATAAATGGAAATTTAATCCATTAAAAGAAGGTTGTTTTGGTTTTGATAATATCGCTGTATCGTTATGTTATACTCTAAAAAAAATTAAATCGCAAGAACGTCTTGAAGATTTATCAATAGAAAAAATAGCAGATTATGTACATAGAGCATGGTGTAAGAATTATATTTATTGGCGAGATAATCAACCATGGAAAATAAATAAATGTTATACACCTGCATCAAAACCATTAGGTGATACAAATAGAAATAAATTATGTGAAACAGATTATTGTGATCTTCCTGAAGATGAACAACAAAAAGATATTATATTTGCAAAGTTTATTAAAAAGAAATTTATTTAATTTATTTAACTAATCGAATAACTTCTTTATTTTTATTTGAAACTGAATTTTTATTTGCAATAAGTTTTATTTTATCTTCTTGTTTTATTTTAACTTCTTGTTTTATTTTAATTTCCTTATCATCTGTATTCGATGTATTTTTATGATTAATACCAAATTTATCCATACGTTTTCTAATATCCTCTGTTATTATAGTTGCTTGATTTAATTTATTTAATTTTTCTAGCAATTTATTAACTTTATTATCATCTATTAATATATGTTTTATTTTTTCTAATTTTTTATAAGTTTTACTAATGGTAACATTTGATACACCAAATATAGTTTTTAATGATTTTTTTGTTAATGTTGTTATACCATTCAATTCTGCCATTATCAAAACACTTGTTGCAGCAATAGAGAATTGTGTATGTTCTGTTATAATATTTAATTTATCTATATTTTTAGCTATTTTAATTGCTTGGTTTGTAAATTCATCTTTAATATTCATCGTTGTACAATATTTTTTAACATATTCTTCTGATCCTATAACATTTATTTGTACTGGCATATTTTTGATTCCTAATAACTTTATAAGACTACGAATACCTTTATTTAATTCTTTTAATGTTAAACCAAATTGATCAGCTATATCTTTTGTGGATATAGGTGTATTATTTTTTTTACAAGCAATCCAAATAGAACCACCTTGAATACCCTTATTGTTTTTACCACGTGTAATAATATGTTTACCTTCATTTATACCAGATGGATGTTTACAACTTTTTGCTGCTTTATAAAATATATTTGCTGATTGTTGAATATTTTTTGTTAATCCTAATTTATCACATTTTTCATTAATAATTTTAAAATCATTATATAATGCTCTTTCACGATATGGCATTGCATCCCAATTTTGTAATTTTTGTAAATTACCACGAATATTATATGGTAATTTTGTTCCAAGTGAAGACAAAGGTAATAGTTCATTTGTAACCTTATTATATCTTTTCGTCTCCTGTTTACTATCATCATCATACATTTTATTATCTGGTGCATAATCATATAAATTATTTATTACTTCTCCACAACTACACACAACAATACCATTAGTATAATCTTCTATGAATTCAGACGAATTGCACCGCGAACACTTGGATCTATCACATGTTTCATTTTCTGTTGTTACTACAATGTTATTGTAAATATCTTCAAAAAACTTATCACAGTTTAAGTTGTCCAAATTATCTAAATCGTCTAAATTATCTATATATAAATTGTGTGTCATTAATTAAATCTTATATAATTTATATTTTCTTAAATAAATTTAATATTTTTCAAATTTTTTTTAATAAAAACACACATATAAATATATTAATTATATTTTAATTTCATTTTCATTTATATATCTTATAATACTATATTATATATGGAAGCAATATTATTTGTTAAAAATTTTAAATTTAATGATATTGGACATTGGATGTTTAATTATGCTGCTCTAAAAGAAATTATACCATCAGAAACTAAATTAGTTTGTAATAATAAAGATTTTGTAAAGATATTTCCAAATATACCATATAAAATTAACTATGATATATTAGTTAAATATAGAGAAAATGAAAATAAATATTCTAAAATACCTTATGAAAATGGTATAATTTTGATTGGAAACTATTATGATCTTAATTATAGCAATAAAATATTTAATAAATTGGAAAATGATTTTAGAATAAATGATTATTATACAAAAAATATTTTTAATATTACTCACAATGATTATTTAGATAATACATTTATATTTATTAATAAAAGAGAAAATGAAATATTATCTGACATAGATACACAATATTTTTTAGATGCGATTAATAAAAATGATAAAGATACTAAATATATTTTATTTGTGGAATCTGGATTGGAATATATATATAATGCCATTAAAAAAGAAAAAATAAATATAACAAAAATAATAAACTTTAATTATTTTAATTATGTTTATTTATTAGATATAGTTCGGAAAGCAAAAAATATTGTATTATCAAATTCATTAACTCTATTATGGCAATGTTACTTATCATATGATAAAAAAGATAAAATAATATGTCCAAAATATTGGTTTACATATGAATTTGAAAAATTTAAAAACCACAATATATTTTTAAAAAAATTTATTTTAATAGATAATAAAATAAGTGATGAAGATACTTATAAAAAAGATAAAATAATTAAAAATAAATCGTTTTTTGATAAATATTGTATTAGTCCTAAATTAAATCCTTTAGATGGTATTGGTTCAAATATGTTTACAATTGCAACAGCTTATTCTCTAGCAAAAAAAAATAATTGTGAAATAATAATAAATGATACTATACCTTTTCATATTGATAAAAATGATAAAACATTGCCACTAACAGTATGTGATGTATTTCCAAATTTATTATGTACTAAAGAAAATATTATATATCCATACAAATATTATGAACACTTTTCTACAAATCAACCAGATATTATTGAATTTAAGGCAGGATTAGAAGTAAATGGATGGTTTAGATCTAGAAAATATTTTGAGAAATATCGAGAAGAATTAAAGAAATTATTTGATTTTTCACCATTGATAAAAGACAACGCACATATTATATATGATAATATATTAAATAAATATAAAAATATTACTGGTATACATATTAGAAGAGGTGATTATTTAAAAGTTTATTTTATAAGACCTCTTGATATTGATTATTATACAAAATGTATTAATGACATGATTAATAAAAAATTATTGGAAAATACATATTTATTTATTTTTATACAGGATAAAGAATCAGAGGAATGGTTTAAATCTAGTGATATTTATAAAATAATTTGTAATACAGATAATAAAATAAAACATGAATTTATTATGACAAATCAATATATTACTATTTATTTAATGACACAATGTAATAATTTAGTAATAGCTAATTCTACATTTAGTTATATGGGAGCATTTTTAAATAAAAATAAAAATGTAAATGTATATTGTCCATATTACTGGTATAATACTAAACATACAGAATATCCTTTTATTAAAGGTATTGAAAAATACATATACCCTGAAAATTGGATTACTATAAAATAATTTATTAATTGTTTAATTTATTTTTATTTGTGCAATAAAAAATGGAAAATAATAGGTTATAAATTATATAAAGATAGAGGTGGAATAGATGCAAAAAATTTAATACTTTTTATAATGATTTTATTAAAAATAAATATACAAAACATTTAATAATATTAGATAATGCAAGATTTCATAAATCACAATTTGTAAAAGATAATATATTAAATTCAGTGAAAAAGGTGTAATATATATGATTTTCAATTTTTTAATTATAATAAAAATAAGAAAATAATAGTAATAATTATAAACTTTAAAAAACTATAAAATAGTTATCTATATAAGATATTTCTTACAATCAAATGTTTTATCACCAACGTTGAATTTTTTGTTAGTATCAATTAAAGCATATTCTAAAATTTCTTTTATATTTTCTATTACTATTACATTAAATTTTTTATCAATCAGTTTATTGTTCTTTTTAATAATTTTTTCAAAGTCTTTTTCATTTTCTTTAGGAACAAAAACTAATTCTACACCAGCTTTTTTAGCCCCAAATAGTTTACTTTCAAGTCCACCAATTGCTGTAACTGCACCATTTGTTTCTATTTCTCCAGTCATTGCAATATTGTTTTTTATTGGTAAATTTAATATTTTTGAAATAAATGCAGTAGTAAACGCAGCTCCTGCAGATGGTCCATCTTTAGGTGTTGCTCCATCTGGTGTATGTATATGTAAACCATCTGGATTATTTTTAATAAAATCATTGATAATATTTGATTTTAATATATTTGTAGCAATTGTAAAAGAAAACTCTATAGATTCTTGCATAACAGTTTTTTGACTACCTGTTAATTTTAGTTTAAATTTACTAGTACCATTAAATGTTTTATATATTAATATTGGTAATATACCACCAATACCACTATCAGTTGCATATAAACCATTAATAATACCTATTTGATGTGTAGGACTTACTTTTTTAATATTAACATTTGCCTTTTCTAATAATTTATCTATCAATTCAATTGTCATTATAATATTCTTTTTATTGTTTTGAAATACACCATTACCATATATTCTATCAAGATTTATTTTTAATAATAATTTTTCTAATTTACGTTTTAATCCTCTTACTCCTGCTTCATAAGTATATGTCTCAATTAAATGTTCTATACATTTATCATCAAATTTAATTAAATCATTTGAAAAATTAATCTCACTTGTAACTTCTTTTAGTAAATAATTTTTAAATATATTAATTTTTTCAAAACTAGAATATGAATCAACATTTATTTGTTCAATACGATCTAATAAAATTTTATCTATTTTAGATTGATCATTATATGAAAAAATAAATAATACCTTACTTAAAGGGAAAGTAACTTCTTGAAAAAATTTATCATTAAAATTATCATTTGTGTTTGGATCAGTAATATGTATTAATATATTCATTATTTCATTTATACCATATTTTATTCCTGTTTTATCTATTTCATCCATAAATATAATACATCTTGGAGAACCAGCTTGAACCATTTTTCTTATAATTAATCCTGGTTGGGCATTACTATAAGTAAAGGAATGTCCAGATAATACAGATGCATCATCAATACCACCAACATTTATTTGAGCATATGGAATTCCTAATATATCACCTAATGCTTTACCAAATAAAGTTTTACCAACGCCAGGAGGACCATGTAATCCAATACACTTACCAATACTTTTAGGATTAGATATCCATTTAGCGATTAATTCTATAATAGTATCTTTACATTTATCATGACCATAAATAATATCATTCATTTTTACTTTAGAATCATCAATAAATTTTTTAGATAATTCAATATCATTATTTAAAGTACTAAAAATATCAGTATAATCTGAGCTAATCCATGGATAATCTATTAATGTCTTAACATAATCAATATGTTTATAATTCTCAGATGATCCAGATTTTATTTCATCTATTTTTTGTAATGCTGTTTTTTTAACATAATCAGGCATTGCCTTATTTGTTAATATTTGTTTTTTGAAATCTATATCATTTGTATTTATAGAGTTAATTTTATCTAATTCTTGTAACATAATAGTATCAGATTTCTTGAGTTTTATTTGACTGATAAATTTTAAATTCTTATATATCAGATCAGATATTAAAGTAGGTTTTGAATTATTATCTATTGATTCCTTTTGATCTTTTGTAATACCAAATAATAAGGCTGCAATATTTATAGATGTTGATGAACCGTGTAATAAGAATTTAATAATTTCGAACTTTGTAGTAATATCTGAATGGATAAATTCATTCATAACACCTTTAAATATCATATTTGAATATTTAACATATTTTGTATAATCTTCATTTATTTTTTTTTTAATATTATTTTCATCTATTATTATTATTTCTCCAATTGATAAATTTTTTACATATGATAATTTAAAATTCTTATCATAATCTATATATTTTTCTAATTCATTAATAATGAATTTTTTTTTATTAAATAAAAACTCATTACATATTTGACTTGTTCTAATATATGAATTTACTGAATCATTCTTTAAGAATCCATTTATTTCTAAAACAGTTTTAAATTTATTTATTCTAAATTTAATTTGATATACATTACCTAATAAAAGAGAATATTTATCTTCTATATTTTTTCTATGAATAAATTCAAAATAATTATTCTTTTTATCTAATCTCTTATCATCTATATATCGTGAACTAATAGGAATAAAATAATTATTGATAGATTCTAATTTATATTTATCATCATTTAATGTTAATTTTATTAAATTTTTTACCCCATATAATTCTATAATTTCATCAACTGTAGATAATCCAATAAAATTACATATTCTCTTTAACATAATATCTATTTCTCTATAATCAATAAGTTTTAACTCTGGATAAAAAGATTCTACACAATTATTTTCTTTTAACATATCTATTATTTCTGTTATTGTATTAAAATCTGATTTATTACAAAATACTTTATTTAAAATATTATTATCATATTTTATTTCTGTTTTAATATCAAAATCATTATTATCACTATTATCATTTATGGAATCATTCATTAATGTTGGATATAATTGAGACGTGATTTTGTTATAATAACTATTTAAATTATTGATCGAGTCATTAATTAAAATATTTATTTTCTTTTTATCATCTGTTGTTAACACAAAATTATCGTACAAATTATCCACATGTATTGATAGATTATTAAGAAGTGATGTTTTGATTCTATAATCCTTTTTAAGATAATATACAATTATATCACGGATTGTAAAGAATTCCATTATAATATAAATACTATAAAAAATAATAATATTAAAAACATTAAATAATTTATTGTTTTATATAAAATTTATCAAATATAAAAAAAATATCACTATAAAAAATTTCCTTAAGTACTATTTGACTGCGTATCTTTTTAAATAAATAATTATATAGGTATTGTATAATAATATGTCTGAATCAACAAAAACCCAAAAAGCTACCAAATCAACTAAAACTGAAAAAGTAGAAGCTGCACCAGTAGTTGTTGCTGCTCCAGTTGTTGAAGATAAGAAATCCAAGAAAACTAAAACTGAAAAAGTAGAAGCTGCTCCAGTAGTTGTTGCTGCTCCAGTTGTTGAAGATAAGAAATCCAAGAAAACTAAACAAGAAGAAGTTAAAGTTGACACAAAATCAACTAAAACAACTAAATCAAAGACATCTAAAGCATCTAAACAAGAAGATGCTGAAGAGAATGATCCCCGCAAACGTTATTTCCATTGTGTTTACAAAAATGCTGATGGTGAAGTAGTTCGTGCTGGTCGTTACTCTGGTAAGAAACCAAAACAAGCTGCTCGCAAAGCTCTATCACGTGTTGTTGATAAAAATGAACTTCAAATTGGTCAAAAGATTACATTCCTTATCAAAGAATGCACTCGTGGACGCAAGAAGAAATCATATTCTTATGAAGGTTCTCGTGTTCTTCTTGATAAACCAGTTGAAGTTTCAATCAAGAAGAAAGATGGAACAAGTGCAAAACTTCTCTATAAACATGATAATGTTGTTAAGAAAGTAGCACTTACAGAATGTGCTGATCTTCTCGATGTTGAATTCAATGATGAAGAAGAAAACGTTCAAGAAGCTGGATCCAAAAATGTTAAAGTTGTTAAAAAAGCAAAAGCAACTAGTTCAAAGAGCGCTGATACAAAATCAACTGCTTCTAAGAAAACATCTAAATCATCAACTAAATCAGTAACTAAAGGATCAACAAAATCTGCTAAAGTTGCTGCTAAACCAGTTGCTAAACCAGCTGCTAAAGCAACAAAATCAAAAAGCAAATAAACTTTTTATTTTTTAAATAAATTATTTTATTCTATTTATTATTTTAAGATTTATTAAATATATAATAATTATATATATGTTGACAACACAAAAACCTCAACCTCAGCAAGTAACTAATCAGAAGGTACAAGGTTCTTCGGGTGAAAAAGAACCACAACAAATACAAGTAAATCATGTCGTAATCGAACAACCCAATAACTCTATATTAATTGAACATTTACATGATAAAAAAGAGTATATTTTTAAAGACAGTGCTAATAATATAATAGGTAGTTTTAATGTATACCAACTATTCAAATATTTGAATAGTGATATTAATGAGTATTTACCAGAAATTAATTTAGGAAATTCAAAAGATGTTATTGAAAAATATATTTATTCATTAGACATTGATACAAATCATAAATATGAATTAATATCTCATTTAGATTCACCATTCACATCAAATATAGAAATGATTTTAAAATTATACAAAGATATAAGATTATTAGATGAATTATTATTAAAACAATTAATAGATAAACCATTAGATATAGCATCAAAAATAAAAGATAGAAATTCACAATTTATATATAATATCTTACAAAGAATTCTAAGACTATCTAATACTATTATTGATAAAATTGATAATAAAAACAATAAAGATGAATTATTAAGATATAATATTGGTGCTGTATATAAAATGACTGAAATAGTTAAAGAAGATATACAAATTAAAACATTACAAATTGAAAATATTAAAACAGATATAAATAAATTATTGCAAATACAAGAAAATATGACATTAAAAATGAATGAATTAAAATCTTCATTAGATCAACAAAGTGATGAGTGTAGACATTTAATAAAACAGATATCTAAACAACAAGGTGGATCAAAATCATCATCTAGATCATCATCAAAATCATCAACTACAACATCACAAAATAATTTATCAGAGACAACAGTAACAAAAAGTATATCATCAAAAAAAACAAGTATACAAACAGAATCATCTCAAGAACTAAGTCAATTAAGTCACACACCTATTCACAATGGTGGAAAGAAATCTATAATATCTGAAAACTTGAATACATCAGAATTTGATAAATATAATTTTTCAGAATCAAGTATAACTCCTAATATAACAGTATTAGATAAGTCTACAAGTGCAACAAATAAAACACGTTCATTTAATGGATCTTATAATATATCATCAATTCTAGTTGATGATACTGCATCCTTTATATTAACAGAAAGTGTTAAATAACTTTTACCATTAATATTTTATTTACTATATAATATATGGATTCAGTATCTATTAATTTATTGTCACAAAGCATGAATTACGAAGAAGATATAAAAACACTAATTAATAATAATCAAATTGAATATAGTAAATTACAAGATAATTTAAACTTAATAACTGATATTATAAAAGAATTATTAGAAAAATCAGAAAAAATATCATTAGATATAAATAAAAAATTAGATATACATACAGAAACTATTAATATTTTTTTTGAAATCAATAAAAAATGTTATTAATCATTTTGATCAATCATTAATTGCATTATTTCATTTTCTTGTCTCATTTTTAATAAAGTTTCTATATCTGTTCCATTAGTGTCATTTGAATAATTAACTACTATACTTGAACTATTTAGAACATTTACATTAAAGTTTATTCCTTCATTATTATTATATATTTGTTGACAGAATTCATTAAAATTATCTAATTCTGATTTATAATATTCATTAGTTTTGTTATCGTCATCTTCATATAATAATTTAAATATTTCATCTAATTTATTATTTATTATACTTAATTGTTCTGATTTTAATGGTATTTTCTTTTCATCAATCATTATTTTTAATGTTAAAGCACTGTTTTCTAATTCACCTTTTGGATTTGCTGAAGATTTTATTAATTCACCTTCATTAAATAAATCTTTATTCTCATATTCCTTCATTAATTTATCACATGCATCATTAACATCATCAATTTTCTGTTTATATTCTATTTTTGTTGGTTTATCATGTACATGCATCCATAGTAAAGTATCATCAATAAAATCTTTTAATTCATTTTTATGATCTTTATCTACTACAAAACCATCATTACATATTATATCAAATATTGAGTAACATAAATCAAATAATGTTTTTCTAAGTTCTGATATTTCTTGTATTTCTTCTTCAGATATAGTATTTTGATTTTCATTTTCTGTCATATTAATTATATTGTCATCATTTATATTATCTTGATTTTCATCATTTTCATTCTTATATATATCTGTAAAATTTTGTTGATCATTTGCTTTAATATCATTATCTTTTTCTAATACACCTCTTACTATTAAAGTACCATATCTTTGTTTTACATTTTCTAATGTTTTTTCTAATTCATCATCTGATCTTTCATAATATTTCTTTTGTTTTAACCAATCAATTAATATTGTTACATCTTCTTTTATTACTTTTTTATTTTGTTCACTTAATTTAAAATGTGAATTATCTAAATTTGCCATTATATTGCAACATAAATCATCTATTTCATAATGCATCATTTTTTTTCTTCTTTCTATTTCATCTCTAATTTCTAATTCTTTAGCTTCTTCTACTAATCTTAATATATCTTGTTTTGTTAATCTACCTTTATTAGAATTAACTATTATTGATGATTTTTCTTTAGATTTTGTATCTTCTGCTGTTACTGTTACTATACCATTAACATCTACTGAAAAAGTTACATCTATCTTTGGTATTCCACGTGGTGCTTCTTCTATATTTGTTAATTCAAATTCACCAACAAATATATTATCTACTGTTAATGATCTTTCACCTTCATAAATTTTAATTATAACTGATTTTTCATAATCACTATCTGTCGTATATGTTTGTGTAATACTATATGGTATTATAGTATTTCTTTCTATTAAAACATCCATTACTCCACCAACTGTTTCAACACCTAGTGATAATGGTGTAACATCTAATAAAGTTAAATTATCAGTATGGGGATTTAATACACCACTTAATATAGCTCCTTGGTAACCTGCTCCTATAGATATAGCCTCATCTGGATTTAATGATAAATTTGGTTTTTTTTTAAATTTCATTTCTATTCTATTAACTATAGATGGCATTCTAGTCATACCACCAACTAAAATAATTTCATTAACATCATTATAATCTATATTACAAGCATCTAGAACATCTTCAATTGGTTTTAAACACAATAATAATAAATCACTACATATTATTTCTAAATCACTTCTTGTAATTGAAAAAGATAAATCTTTATTATCATAAAAATTACTTACTTGAATTATAGTTTTTGATTTTGTCGATAATATTTTTTTTGCATTTTCACACGATTGTTTTAATTTTTGTAATGATAATGAATTTAGATTATTTAGACTAGTGATACCATATTTATGTTTGAATTTATTTAATGCAAAACCTAATAATTTATTATCAAAATCAGCTCCTCCCATATGAGTATTACCAGCAGAGCCTAAAACTGTAAAAATATTTTGTCCATTATCATCAAGTGAAATTTCAACAACTGATACATCTAATGTACCACCGCCAAAATCATATACTAATATATTCAATACTTCATCTTCTTCTAATTTTCTATTTGTTAAACCATATGCTATTGCAGCTGATGTAGGTTCATGTATCATACGTACCACTTCTAAACCAGCAATTGTTGCAGCATCATATGTTGCTTGACGTTGAGCATCTGTAAACCTAGCAGGAATTGTAATAACTGCTTTTGTTATAGGTTGCTTTAAATAAGTACTTGCCATTTGTTTCATTTTCATTAATACATTTGCTGATATTTCTTCTGGTGAAAATGTTTTAAAATCATTATTATTTCTTAAATCAGTGTTTATTGTTGATAATAATCTAATATTATCATTATCATCACTGATATATTTATAAGATAAAAATTCTTTTTCTTTTTGTACTATATTATCTGAATATTTTAATCCAATTAATCGTTTAACTTCATAATATACATTATCTGAATTTATAACACTTTGATTTTTTGCATCATAACCTACATATTTTGATATATTAGTAAAACCAACATAACTAGGAATATATTTATTTCCTTTTTCATCTGGTATTATTTCAATTTGATTATTTTTATAAACACTACAACATGAATTAGTAGTCCCTAAATCAATACCAATAATATAATCAATATATTCATCTTGTTCATTAATATTTGTTTTTATAGTATCTTTTTTTTTCATAAAATCTAAAATATCATTATAATTATCTTCATTTTTATCTTCATCTTTAATATATGCTTTCTCCATATATTAAATGTAAATTATATTAATATTAGTAAAATAGCGTAAAATATTATTGTCTATTTTTATATTTATTTTTTATATCTTCACCAACAGTATTTATTTTAGTTGACTTTATATTTGAAGTATTGTTATTATCTTCATTTTTAATAGTTTGTATTTTTATCTTTTTCTTTGGTGTATTTTCTTGATTTGTATTTAGTTCATTTGTTTCTGATTTTGATATCTTTATTCTACTTTGTTTTTTCTCACCAGATAATAATTGAACTATATCACTTTCTTTAATATCATCAATATCTATATTTTCAATTATTTCTTCAAAATCATTACCTAATTCCTTTCTTAACTCATCTTCTATACTTTCAATCTTAGAAGATTTCTTAGTAGTATTTTCTTTTGTAAAGTTTTCAACCTCTTCTTGTGTTAATTGATCATTTTCTATTAATGTACTTATAAAATCATCAATCATTTTCTTTTCTTTATTTATTTTCCGTTGTTCTTTCTTATAAAAATCTTTAAGTTCTTCTGAATTCTTTGGGTTATATTCAAGTCTATATCTATAATTTTGTACATATTCAAATTCTTTTTTATATTTATTTTTTTTAGAGGATGAGTATAATACTTTTAATTCATCATTATGTTTTTCAAGAATTTGAGATAATAATTCAAATTCAGCTTCTAGCAATAAAGAATCTGAATCAATGTCAGTTACTGTATGAACTCTTAATTCTTTTTTATCTTTAATATTTGTATTAAATATATCATCTTTATAATATTTTTTAAAATCTTTGTTAAATAAATCCTTTTTAATAATATTTTTATATGGTTGATTAGTTCTAGACCCCCACCAATCTTCTAATAATTTATTTGTTTTTTTATCATATTGAGTAATAATTTCATTATAAGCCTCATCTAGTTCTGGTTTTTTAGTTTTATTTACAACAAGTGGACAAATAACTAAATCAGTAATTTGTTTTTTATCCATACCCATTTCATCAATATTTCGTGCTCTTTTAATTTGTTCTAATCTATTCATATTTATTTTATTATAGAATGATGCATCTCTCGAATTTGCAACAAAAGAAGGATTATTATTCAATAAAGGATTTTGATTAAAAGGATTTGTATTCTTATATGTATTAAATCTATTAACAAGATTATTATTCATATTTCTACTCATTAATATAATAAATTATTATAAAATTTATATCCATAAAACACACTAATTATATTCTTATATTATATGGACAAATATACAAATGATATAATAAAATTTATATCTACTAATAAACAATTTATTAATAATAAACAATTTATTAATAATGACATTAAAATAGAAAATAATTTAATCATAAAACAAATTAATGATTGTTTAACCAGTAACATAACAATACCTAATTATTCAATTAATAAAATTAAAAAGTTACATGATTTAGAAGAAGATATGTTGTTATACACTTTTTTTAAAAAATATAATCAAGAAATTAAATCTAAAGATGATTTTATTAAATATTATACATTAAATCAACATAATCTCAGTATTAATCAAATAAATAAAGATATTAATACTAATCAGCAATTATTGAAATTATTCAATGATATATATAAACGTAATGATGATAGACATGAAATATCTGAAATATTTTATAATAATACTTTTGTATCAATTGATGTATTACAAGAATTAGAATCATATGATTTATCTCATATATTAATTAAAAATGATACTTATAGATTATCATTATATTATTATGACATTGATGATATAACTATTAAAGAATATTTACAAAATATTATTAGTATTATTTTTTTAATTAAAAAACTAAATGATAAATTTGATCCAAATAATAATCAATCATATAATGTTATAATTTTCCTAGGTAATCAAAAAAAACTTTTAGTTTCTGATACAATTACACCATTATCAATGAATTCTGGTTCAAGTATACCAACTGTATATGCATCATTATGGAGAAAAGAAGAATATGAAAAAGTATTAATCCATGAGTTATTACATTATATTAAGGCTGATTTTTATAGAAATACAAGTGCTTATGATAAATTAGATTCATATATTACCGAACTTATAAATATAGATGGTATTAATAGTCCAAATGAAGCATATAATGAAACATTAGCTGGAATTATCAATATGTGTTATAAGAGTGCTAAATATAATAAAAATATTAATGAGATTTATAATACAGAATTAAATTTTTTATTATTACAAAGTGCAAAAATTATATATTTATTTGATGGTAATAGTATTGATGATATCTATAATAAAAAAATAATTATTAAACAAACATCATCAGCTATATCATATTTATTCTTGAAATCAATATTATTTTATTATATATTTGATATATTACAATTTATTGAAAATATTAATTTTAAATGTAATAGTAATGATAAAATATTAAAATTTACTAAATTATTAAAAAATTTAATAGATAAAGAAGATTATAAAATATTTGTAGATAAATATATAATACTATTAAAAAAACTTGTAAATAATGATAATCAAAAATTCATATGTAATACAATGAGAATGTCAGTTTATTAATAATAATAATGCATTACATTTTCATCAATATAACTAAAATTATTTTTAGCAAATACATAATTTGATCCACTATCGGGTAATATAACAACTTCAATATATTTGATTCCTCCCTTGTTACAAAAGTCTATTACTCTTTGTACTAGTTGTGAAGAAAGATTTTGTCTTCTATATAACATATTTGTATGAACATAATTAATAAAACATTTATTATCTTTTATTGTAAAATATATCATTGCAACATATGATTCATCTTTATCTAGAAGTAAAAATATATGATCGTTTATTTTCAGATTAGGAATAATTATCCCATCGACATTTTTTTTAATAATATTTTTTATATTTTTACTATATGTTGTTATATGATTAAAGTCATAATTCATTATGTTTTGATATATTAGTATATTAATATATTAGTAATAATTATAATTCAATTTTTTTATTAATTAAATAAAAAATTGAATTATATAGACTATACAGATATAATGTAATAATAATAACTATAATTATGAATATTGAAGGACATACTTATTTATTCTATGATAAATATTGTGGTGATCATGGATATGATAACTCGATAACTAAAAAAATGGATATTCCTGATCTATATAATGGTTCTTACAAAGTATATAAAAATCAGGATGCTATTCGTCAATTTAATAAATTTGGTGATCATCTATTACCTACTAATTTAGATACATCATTCTATGATATATCATTTTTTGTTATTTCAAAACAAAATAATACAGAAGAACAAAAGTATTTATGTATTTGTGTTAATCATAATAAACTTAAACAAAACATCGATAATATACCAAATATAGATTTCCTTATAAATGCATGTTCATACCATAATTCATATAATACAAAAACAACAACTAATAATAAATCTATAAATGAAGAAATTAAAATTAAAGCAGCAGTTGCAAATACTGACCTGACTGATCCAATGATAGAACAACCAAATTATTATACTTTAAAACTATTTGATTATCAAAAGAAAACAATTAAATGGTTAGATGATACTTATAAAAAACACAAAAAAATAAATTATAGTTTCAATAACGAAATTTTCTTTGGAGATTATGTGTATGATACTATTAAAAAAAAATTTATTCCTATTGAAAACAGAAAACAAATAGTTTTTAAAGGTGGTTTATTAGCTGATGAAATGGGTCTTGGTAAAACATTCGAAATGATTACAATGTCTTTATTAAATCAAGCTAAAAATATTTCATATTTCCAAGATAATGAACAACTATTATGTAGTCGCGCTACTCTTATTTTGAGTCCAAACCATTTATCAAACCAATGGATTCGTGAAATTAAAAAAATTATTGATCCAAACTATAATATTAAAATCGTATCATTGTTGACTAAAACACATCATAATAAAGTAACATATATTGATTTACTTGATGCTGATTTTATTATAGTATCATATAACTTTTTAGGAAATGAATGTTATTATGAAGAATGGTTTAAAAAAATAGATACAACAATTAAAAAGGGTCAAACATATGTTAATTCTCAAGAATATAATGAAGACAAAATAAAAGAAATTATAACAGAAATAACAAACGATATTAAAAACAATCTAAATAAACTATTTAATGTTAATCCATTTATTAATTGTATAAAGTTTAAAGACATTTTTATAGATGAATTTCACGAAATAATTACTCTTGAAAAGTATAATTATATATTAAAATTAATAAAATTATTAAATGCAGAAAATAAATGGATTCTTACAGGAACACCATTTGATAAAAGTGATTTATGTTTAAAAGAAATGGTAAAATTTATAACAGATTATAAAATAAATAATATAAATCATGTTATGGAAAATGAATATGTACGTGATTATCTACTTAATCAATTTTTCAGAAAAAATACAAAATTATCAGTTAAAAATGAAAATGAATTAATACCTATTGTAGAAGAAATTGTTAAACTTAAATTTACGCCTATTGAGCGTGCAATGTTCAACGCATATATTGCAAATTCAAATATAGATAAAAAATCAGTTTTGGTAAGACAATTATGTTGTGATCCTCGTATTGTAAATGAACTAAAGGATGAATTATCTACTTGTAAAACACCTGAAGATATTCAACGTACTATGGTTAAACATTATAAAAATGCAATGGAAGAATCAGCTAAAAAAGTACGTATCATCAAGTATAGAATTAAAAAACATGAACGTAATATTAAAGTATCTGAGTTTCGTAGATATCGTAAATATCTTAAACAATTAGGAAATCAAGTAATTATTGATTATCCAGAAAAGATATTTGATCCAGAGTTTGACAATAATCCAGTTGATATTGTTCAAGATATAGATATTATACCAGTTGATAATTCAGAAGATACAAAAGAAACAAATGATAAAATAGATAATACTAAACCATATATAACAATAAATGATAATACAATTAAAACATTTATTAAAAGTATTAATGATTTATTATCTAAAAATCCATCAACAGTTCTTGATAATATGAAAACATATCTTAATATTCTAAAAGTAGAATTAACCAAAGAGGAAAAAATATATGAAGGTAAACGTTCAACATCTGAATTCTTCACAAATATGATGCAAAAGATTAATAAAATAATGGAAAAGAAGAAGAAACAAGAAGAAACCGGTGAAGAACTTGATCCAGATGATGATGAACTATGTAGCGTATGTCTTAATGAAATTAGTGGAGATGACGCAGGTGTTACAAAATGTGGTCATATGTATTGTTTTCAATGTATTAAAGAAATGATAAAGACCAGTCCTAAATGTCCACAATGCATGAAACCATTAAAAGAATCTGATATTAATATGATATCATTCGAGAACTTAACAGAAAAAAATCAAACAAAAGAAATAAAAGATAAAGTTTCATTAATTAGTAAAATTGGTACAAAATTAGCTAATCTAATCTTTTATATTAAAAACTGTAAAGAGAAATGTATTGTATTTTCTCAATGGGATGATTTACTTAAAAAAGTGGGCGATGTTCTTGATACATATGGTGTTAAAAATGTATTTTGTCGTGGAAATGTTTGGACACGTGATAAAGCTATACGTGATTTTTCAACCAAAAATGATATTCAAGTAATTATGTTATCATCTGAGAGTGCAGCAGCAGGAACAAATTTAACAGCAGCAACTAAAGTTATATTACTTGATCCAGTTAGCGGTACATATGAATTTAGAAAGAATACAGAGGGGCAAGCAATTGGTAGAGCTCATCGTACAGGACAAACTAAACAAGTAACCGTCGTACGGTTCATTATTAAAGATACTATTGAAGAAGAAATATATAATGAAAATATTATTGAAGATGCAAAGTTTAAAAAAGATATTAAAATGACTATATTAACAGATGACAACTTAAATCTTGATTCAGAAGAAATATTAAAAATAGCTAATGAAGCGGATACTAATATTAAGAAGAAAGAATCTAAACCAAAGAAAAAAACTACAACAACTAAAAAAGTTAAAAAAGAATTATCTGATAGTGATGATGATAGATTAATTAATAAATATCATCATTAGTTTGTGTATTATAAATATATGCATTATCTACACAAGTATTAAAATTACAAATATGACTTGCACATTCTGAACCAAAATTACAAACAGCACCATTGGGTGCACCTGTTTTAGTTTCTTGTTGTGGTTGTTCTGGTTGCATATCAATTGGTTTATATACTAAATCATTATCTTGTATATTTATTTGTTGTGGTTTAGAAACAGAAGTAGATGTTATACTTGTATCTGGTACACAATAATTTTGAAAACATTTATATGGATTACCCGATGCATCTGGACAACAAGTATCTCTTCCACGAACACATTTATCACCAGGATTCTTATTACAATCTAAATTTTCTTTTATTGTTTTTGTAGCAAAAAATACAACTATTATAATTATAATAACTATAACAACAGCGATAGTTTCTTTAGAACTAAATTTATTCCACATAATATATATTATTATTGTAGAAATAAATTAATAAATAACAATTTATATATATTACTTTAATTTATATAAGTAAATACTACATATTTTTTATTATATTATGCCATCGGATTTATCGAGTTCAGATACAGATGATACTAGAAGTACAAATATAGATGATGATAATACATATATTGAAAAAAATTTTGATCCAGAAATATTTTTTGCTGATAATCCTAGACAATGTAGATATTTTAAAATGATTCATAAATTTTTTAGAAAATGTGATTCCCAGCTAGTTGAGAAAATGGTTAAAATAATAAATAAAGATAAAAGTAATAAAAAGGATGATGAAAGTTCACAAAAAGATTCAACATGTATATCTTTGAGAGTTCTTGAATGGGTTGTTACAAAATGTTCAAAAAAGAATGTTGATATACAAATAGATGATAAAGAATATTTTAGTATTAATATAATGTATAAAGCCCAATTAAAAGCATATAAAAAGAAAAACTTTGATCCATTTAGAAGAGATCGTAAATTTTGTTATAAATATGATAGAAAAGATCCATCTAAAACAGTAGTTACAACATTAGGACAATTAAATTTTTTTAAATGGGCTATATCAAATAATATTATAGAGTGTGTAGAAAAACATTACCCTGTAATTATAGAAACTATGAATAAATCAAATAAAGATGATAAAATTAAAAAACTTAGAAAGAAGAAAATAAAAGCTAGAGAAGAAGAATCTAAATCATCTAAATCATTAATAAAAAAAGCAAAGTCAGATCCTCCATGTTTTATAGTAGAATTTGATTAATCATTTCTAATTATATTTCTTTCTTTTATAGTAGCATTTAATACTTGATGAGGGGTATTATTTTTTTCCATAAATGAATTTAATGCATTTGTATCTTTTGGAAAACATAATCCACCATATGAAATATTTCCATCTGGTCCTGGTATATCAGTATGCATCGGATTAATCCAATTATTATTTAACATTAGATTTTTAACAGTGTTATAATCTATATTTAATTTATTGCATAATAAATATAATTCAGTAAAAAATTGTACTTTAACTGCATAAAAAGAATTTGAAAATAATTTAACACATTCAGATATATTTGAATTACAACAAGATATTTTTGCATCAAAATATTTATTATAAAAACTCATAACAGTATTAATATCTTCTTTATCACATGTATTATTTATTCCTAAAATTATATGTTTCTGATTCTTAAAATCATCTATTGCTGTTCTTGCAGTTAAAAATTCTGGATTATGTATTAATTTTAAATTATATATCTTAGACATATTATCTATAGTTGTCGGTTCTAATGTGGATTTTATTAATATTATACCTTTATATTCATTATTATTTAAGTATAATAATGTTTTTTCTAATTCTGTAATATCATATTTATTTTTTATATCATTGTATGGTGTTGGAAGACATATAAATACTATATGTGATGCTAATAATTTATCAATCGTTCCAATATTTTTATATAAATCAAATAAATATAATTCTATATCAGAATAATCTTTTAAAGTCATATATATTGCATTACCTACAAAACCTAATCCACATATACCTATCTTATATGTATCCATTATAATTTAATTTTATAATAATTTATTATTATAAAAACTTACTTTTATTAAAAAAATAACTAGTGATTCTTCTCACTTATGATTAACTAATCCGTACATATTTAATCATCTTCATCAGAAGTATTATTATCTATATCTATTTCAATTTCTTCTGATTCTGATAAAGAATTATTTATTAATCTATCATCATCTGTTTTAGTAACTTTATTATCATCTTCTTCATCTGTTTCATTATCTGTTCCATTACTATCTGATAAATATTTTTTATTATGATTATCTTTTTCTTCTTCAGTATCTGTTTCACTATCAGAAGAATCAATAAATAAATAATCTAGATGATCAATTCTTTTAGGTTTTATTTTTCTAACTTTCATTTGTCTAACTATATTTTCTAAATAAATATGACCATCTGATTTATCAAATACAATTGATGTTAGTTCTAATACTATTTCAACTCTTGCATTATTTTGTAATATATTTGTTGCATCATCAAATGATAATTTTTTCTTTTTATTTTCATATATTTCTGTTGAAAAAGTTTGATTAGTAGTAATACCTAATACTAATATATCATATACTGTATCTTTACCCGTATATGTTGATGTAAATTGTCTATAATTAAATTTTGTTTTAAGTCTTTTTGTTATTTTTCTTTCTTGTATAACACTTACTACATGCGCATCTATGTTATCAAAAATATTTTTAATTTCTTTCTTTTCTCTGAGATCTAATATAATATTATTGTTAGAAAAAGATAATACATTTAATTCAGGTATTCTTATCATAACCGGTTTCATTTTCTCAACACTAAGATCTATTTTAATAAGATTATCATTTACTTCATATGGATCATGTATGTTCATTTTCTTTACTTCAAATTCATCTAATCTTGTAAGCATTATATTATTTTATAAAGATTTTAAATATTATAAAAACACGCGAAAACAATTAATTATATTGTTGATCTTATTCTGATTTCCATGATTAGTTCCAATGATGTGATTGTGGTTGTTGTTGTTGTTGTTGTTGTTGTTGTTGTTGTTGTTGTGGTTGTTGTTGTTGTGGTTGTTGTTGTTGTTGTTGTTGTGGTTGTTGTTGTTGTGGTTGTTGTTGTTGTGGTTGTTGTGGTTGTTGTGGTTGTTGTTGTTGTTGTTGTTCTTGCTCTTC